GTCAGTGTGGACGTAGCAAACATAAGCCGCTTCAACTGAAGTTGTGTCGTACTTTTCGGAAGAATCCAGAACCTTAGTGATCTTGTGGCCGTGGTTGCGTTGCAAAGAGCGCACAACGTTACTCACCAGCTTTTCAGTAACCGCTGAGTCCACTGTTGCGCGAGTTGTAACGGTCGTGATGCCGGCATAGAACTTATTCGTAGCCGCTTTCATCTTGCCGTAAATAGCCAACTCACGAACTAAGCCCATGCGTTCGCCGGTCTGCTCTTTCATGGCAGAAGTGATATCGTCCTCGTACAAATCCGCATCGCGGTCTGTTAGCGAGTACAAGGCCATGTACTGATTCAATTGAATCGTTACATCGCGTGGCGTGATAGTGTCCGCTGCCGGTGTCACGCCTTCCTGAGTCATGTGTGATTCAGCCGTATAGCTCCATGTGTTCGGATCTGATACGGTTGCGCCATACGGCACCCATGAACGGGCAACGTAAGTGTCTGATTTATTTTTGGGCATATCAAAGTTGTTCACGGCAACACACAAAACCTCTGTGTTCATTGCGTGTCCGATAATTTGCCCCGCTAGTTTCCCAATACGGGCTGCTGATTGTGCCATCTAATTAACCTGCTATCTTTTGTTGATGACGCTACGCAAACCTTGCGTAAATGCGTCCTCAGCCGTTGAAGTTGCGCGTCCGCCTTTGCCGTTTACGGGCATGGCATCTAATAGACGCTGTTGTTTCTGCTGCTCAGCTTCTTCGCGCTTCGTTTTCCAGTCTTTGAAACTATTGAAGGCTTTAACCAGTGTCATTCCGTCGTTGGTATCGAACAGGATCTTCTGGCCTTCTGGCGACAATGTTTTCTGCCAAGTAGCAAAATCCTCTGAATCCTTCACGGTTTCCCAATCGGGATGCGCCATTGTTAATAGCTTCTCTTCAAACTTGTCACTCAGCTCTTGCCGGACCTGCTCCAATTGTTCGTTGAATGTCGTTTTCACGGCATCCATATCAAACGCCGGGGATTGGCCGCCTAATTGAAGTGAACTTAAATCGTGTGCCAGGGCTTCAACTAATTCGTCGTCCCCGTAATATTCGGCCAGTTTTGCGAATGAATCCTTGGTTAAAGGCGTTGCGGCTGTTGATCGAGTTTGCGCCATATTGCGTAGTTCTTGCTCTAGCTGGCCCAGCTTGCCAAACGCCTTGTCGTGCGTCTGTCTGAGTCGGTCATTGAGTTCGCCTACGAGCTTGGCATTTTCGACAAATACCTTGATTTCATCCTCTGTGTAACCAGCAAAACGCAAAGCTTCTTCTTGCTTAGTTTCTGGTTCTGGCTTGGTTTCTTCCGGTGCAGAGCCTAACGACTCCGACAAACCTTCTTCAAATCCGCGCTCTTGCAATTCTTCTGTAGTCGGCTCGGTGTTTACCGGGTCAACGGTTTCTTCGGGTTCTTGCGATGCGAATAATGTGTCTAGGTTCATGTGTTTCCTGATAGCCTTTGGTTATCTATATGGGTCAGTCCTGTAAAGGGCCGGTATTCTTAGCTTTGTCTGGCAATGCCAATAGAAGCCGAATGCGTTTAATGCCTCCGCGAATAGAGGCAGTCTGTTCAGTGGTCAATGATTCCTTTTCCAGTTCGCGCTGAGCTTTGGCTAACTGCTCTTGCAGATAAGCCTCAAGCTTGCGCCAGGTCTGATTATCAAAGTCCTGTTTATCAAAAGTCATGATTAATTGAACATTGTTTAATTAACAAAAATTATACTCTTTCTCAAGAATAAATAAATAGTATTTAATAATTTTCTAATATTGAGTGTTTAGCCTAACTCGCATCAAGCAATTCTAATGAGCTTGATTCGGACTCCTTTTCTTGTCGCGCTTTCTCTATGCGCTCTTTGGCGATGTTGAAGTATTTGTCATCCAGTTCAATACCTATGAACTTGCGCCCTGTGTTGACTGCCGCGACGCCGGTTGTGCCGCTTCCCATGCAGTTATCAAGGACAACATCACTTGGATTCGTGTATGTTTTTATAAGATATTCGCAAAGCTCAGTTGGCTTTTGTGTCGGATGAAAATTTCCTACGTTATGATTTTTTACTTTAATCACCGATCTTGGATATCTGAATCCTTCATTTACTGAAATTGATCCTTCGTACTCAGTATTTGCTTTTGATTTTGAATGAAGCAAACTTCCGACATTTACGGATACATGTTTTCTTGTGTATGGCTTTCCATCGCTTAACTGCGGGACATAAGTCATTCTGTTTTTAGATTGGCTTTTGTGTACGGTTGTCCCTTTGCTAAACACAAGAATATTCTCGTGTGCTTTTAGCGGTTTATTCTTCGCGTGAACATGACCAGATGCGCGGCCTTTTTCCCATATCCATTCATATTTGAATAGCTTTAGATTGCTATTAATCAAACGAGCGGAAAACGGTTGACTTCCAAATAATAAAAAAGCTCCGTTATGCTTAATAATTCGCTCGTATTGTTCCCATAAAGGTTCAAGCGGAATAACAGAATCCCATGCTGCAAAAGTTGTCCCATAAGGCAAATCACAAATAACCATATCCACAGAACCGCTCTCGATTTCCTTCATGCGCTCAAGGCAATCGCCTTGCATTAGATTTATCATCGGCTTATTCAATACTTTATTAACATTACTGCTCGTAGGCATGGCCGACATTCGCCCGTCCTGCTGGTTCTGTAGGTGGATTTGCGGCTTGCTTGGCTCGGTTAGCGAATAGACTGAGTTCTTTCTGAGTCTGTAATTTAAGCGTCGTGTCCGCAAGTCCAGCCTTGATCTCATCTAGGCTTAACTGTTGACTTTGAGCTAGCTCCATCATTTTCACGTCCAATTCCATTTGCTTCATCTGCAACTGGAATGCCTGGGTAGATTCCAATTCCTGCAACTTAAACGCCATTTCAGCCTGCTGCATGCGCTCTTTCTGTTGCAATTCGGCCATATCGGATTCCTGCCGTACTTTCTCTTTCTCCATATCGGCCTGCGCTTTGAACTGTGCGACCGCTAATGCCGGGTCTGGTGGTGGTTGCTGGTTCTTACGTTGCTCAATAGCCTGCTCATCCAGGCTTACGCGCTCTGGACTAATCTTATTCATCTTGAGGACTTCTTTCATGAGCTTGCTAGGGTCTAGCTCAAATTCAGGATTAGCGGCCATTGGCAATAGCTGCATAATCATCTGATTCTGAGCGTCGCGCTCATAGAACGAACTCGAACCCTGCGGAACAATCGTAAAATCGCCCTTCATCGAGTTGTCTTTGCCGTAGATCATCAGCCATTCGTAATAACGACTGACATGAGGCTCGAATACGTTGTCATCAGCAATACGGGCAATACGTCTGTTTACGATCCCTGCATTACTCTCTAAAATCTGCATACCGCCGACTGTGTGAGTTGATGCGCCTTGCTGCCCTTGTAGCAGCAACGGCATTGATGTTGCGCGTTCGGCAAAATCAAGCCCCATCTGAATGATATTCTGTAGCTCAGCCTGCATTGATGGAATGGTGATCGATGTAATAGCGTGTGCTACATCCTGAATATCGGCCTCATCATCGACTCGCCATACCTTACGCGGAGTAATCTTCCACTCCCCGTCTGCCGGGTAAATCACGCCATCGCGCATGATAATCTGCGGGCCGGATGAAATGCCCGCATTGTCCAACAGATTGCGCGTAGCAGCATTAACCATTCTCTGCGGGGTTCTGACCTGTCTTGCAACACCAATGCCCGCCCAGTGATTAGATCGACGCTGCCATACCATAACGTCATAAGGGAATTCGCCCGATTCAAACACGGACAAAGACGCCTTGATAATGCGGTCATTAATCATCGTGACCACGACATTTAACGGTTGACCGTCCTCACAGCCGCAATTAGCCGCTTGCAGATCTTCCGGCTCTGCCGTGCCGTGGTAATACCAGATCTCGTAGTTTTCCGTCTCCCTTGGATTGCCCTTACCGTCGATATTGCACTTGCCTGGGCCTTCCTTAATGATTTCATCTATCTCGGCATCCAGATAGCCAGGAATACCTTTTAAGTCGCGTAACTGCTTGCCGCTGATATAGTCGCGCTCCCAGACAAAGCCGCCTTTCTTGATGTCGTCCAAGCATGATGCGTCAGGGTAGAAATTCCAAACATCAACCCACTTCGAACCCGGCACCAGCTCATCAACGATTTTCAGGATAGGTAAACCATCCTCGCCGGTAATCACAGCTCTACGTTTGCGCTTAACCGGGAATGGCCCCTTCAATATGCCTGTGCCGATCTTGGCGGCCTGGTCGATTACCTTCCGCACTTCACTATGCCAGCGTGATTCAGTCAACCAGTCCCATATCTGAGTCTCGGCTTTCTCCGCCTTGCCGTCCATTTCCTCCAGCATAGCCTTAGCCGCTTCACCAACAGCCACTTGGCCATCAGGCATAGGCTCCTGCGAATCAACCGAATCAATAACGTCCGGTATCGGCGTTGGGCCTAACTTGAAAGGCTTATCGTCCGTAGGCAGAAGCATCTCAGAACCGCGAGCGGCGGCCATATCGACATAAGGCTGTGTAATCGACACAAACACGTTGCTGCCATCACTTTCATCGCCATTCGTGCCGCGTACAATCGGCCTGCCTTCAATCGTTGTAGGCTTGAGTAGCGTTTCAGTATTCCGGTTAGCATCATCAATACAATCATAATGATCTTCGTCCTCTTGCCAGATTGTTTCTATACCGGAATTTTTACGCCCTTCAACGGCATTTTTGCGTTTCTCAACGAGTTTTCCAG